ATATCGAAATTAAGAGGCTTCCCTAATGCCGAAAAATCTTGATAATTACCTTGCAGACCGCGCCTTGACGCGCCAGCTCTATTTGATGCGCTTTTCAGCGGGCGAACAGAAGAAAGTCCTGGCCGTCCTTGTGGATATGCGGGCGGAGCTGGTGGCGAAGCTACGGGCCGGGGATGTAACCGATTTCACGCGTGGGCGGCTCATAACACTATTGAAACAATGCGAGGCGGTGATTGACCACGGATACGGACAGATTCAAACCACGCTCGATTTTGAGGGGTTGGCAAAGGTAGAAGCCGAAGCCACGATAAGGCCGCTTGTCGCCGTGGGACTGGAGGCGTCATTGCCGACAGTCGCGGTCATGAAATCTCTGATAAGCAATTCGCTCATCTCTGGGGCGCCATCGTCCGAATGGTGGAAAAAGCAAAGCGATGACATGGCCTTTAAATTCTCTGCACAGGTTCGTCAGGGGATTGCACAGGGCGAAACAATGCAGCAGATAGTCCGGCGTATTGCCGGATCAAAAAAACTTGGCATACCTGGGCTATTTGAAGAGGCACGCAAGAACTCGTTTGCACTTGTGCATACCTCGGTCATGCAAGTATCCGCGGATGCACGTCTGGCCACTTACAAGGCAAACAGCGACATCATCAAGGGTGTGAGGCAACTCTCCGTGATGGATAGCAGAACGTCAGCCGTTTGCGTGGCTTATTCCGGCGCCGAATGGGACTTGGACGGAAACCCGATCAACGGAACGACATTGCCGTTCAACGGCGGCCCGCCGCGTCATTGGGGTTGCCGGAGCGTGCTGACCTCAATCACAAAGACGTTTAAGGAATTGGGGATCAAGGGCCTGCCTGAATTGCCGGACACAGGGGAGCGGGCGTCCGACCTGGGGCCGATTGACCGCAAGACCACGTTTGACAAATTCTTGAAGATGCACAACAAAGAATACCAGGACGAAATGCTGGGCAAGGGCAGGGCGCAACTTTGGAGGGATGGCAAGCTTTCGCTTTCACAACTTTTGGACGGCACTGGGCGAGAATTATCGCTCAAAGAATTGAAAAAACTGTAGGGGCGCTAAAAATTTATCTTGACAAACTGTTTTTTAGCGTTCACAATTCAAACAAAGGATGGTAAGGTCATCCGCAACGGGGTAAAGCCCCACAGGAGGAGGTAGAAATGGCAGTAGATTTAAAAGACGCAGAGGTACAAGCGGCAATTAAATCGGCGGTAGATGAAGCAATAACAGAAGCGACGGCAGGCCTTGTAGCAAAAAACAAGGAGCTTTTAGGGAAACTTAAAATCGCACAACGAGATTCACAAATTGATCCCGCCGAACATGCCGCATTGCAATCGGAGCTTGAAGGCACGCAGGCAAAACTTGCAGAGGCGACAAAGGCATTTAAGGCGGCGACATCAGAGTCTGAGAAAGTCAAAAAAGCCTATGAGAGCGAATCGCAGCTTACTCACCGGCTTCTTGTTGATAACGGGCTCACGGACGCTCTCACAAAATCCGGCGTGACGAATCCTGTTCATTTACGTGCCGCGAAAGCCATGCTTGCCGGGCAAGTCCAGCTAATCGCTGATGGCGAGAACCGGATTGCCAAAGTAGGCGAAAAGCCCCTTGCTGATTATGTCGGAGAGTGGGCAAAGAGCGACGAGGGCAAGTATTTCGTAGCCGCACAGCAGAACACCGGCGGCGGGGCAATGGGGGGCGATGGCAAGAGCGTAAAAGCAGATGACATTGCAAAGATCACTAATCCGAACGCCCGTCTTGCGGCGATTAATGCGGCGGGAATAAAGGAATAATAGTTCTTTGAGAAAATTGGCTGAATCCTAAGGGGAATCAGCATGAAATGGCAAGGCCAAGACCTAAGGGGTCAACACTCTATGGGTATTGGCCTTTTTTTATTAAAAAATATTTAAAAATAAAAGGAGAATAATAACAATGGGAATGACATTATTGGAGTATGCAAAGGGCGCGGGGCTTAATACCAAGCGCGGGACGATCATCGAATTGTTTGCAAAGGAAAGTCCAATCCTTAATGCGATGACGTTTGAGACAATCCAGGGATCAGGGGTTGATTATGACCAGGAAGCAGCTCTTCCAGGTGTGGCTTTCAGGGGGATTAATGAAGAGTACACGGCAAGTGCGGGCGTCATAAATCCGATGCACGATCCCCTGAAAATTGCCGGTGGAACGCTGGACGTGGATAGCGCCCTTATCAAAATGTTTGGGGAAGGCGTCCGGGCGAAACATGAGGCCATGAAGATCAAGGCCCTATCGTTGAAGATCGCAAAGATGGTCATCAAGGGCGATTCGACCAGCGATCCGAAAGAGTTTGATGGATTACAGAGGAGATTAGCCAATGACCAAAAAATCTGTGCTACGACTAACATCACAGATACTGTGGGCGCTCTGAAGCTGGCGAAACTGGACGAGGCCATTGACCAAACCGAAAACCCGACCTGCCTGATCATGAATAAGAAGCTCCGCAGATTACTTACCCAGGCGTCAAGAACATCAACAATCGGCGGATATGTAACCTATACTCAGGATAACTGGGGACGTCAAGTTCCTAGGTACGCTGATTTGCCGATTTTGGATGCAGGGAAGGATAACACTAACACCGATATCATCCCCCTGACGGAAACCGCCGGTGATGGTGGCGCAGACGCAACCAGCCTTTACGTCGTTTCATTCAGCGACGGCATGGTAGAGGGAATCCAGAATGGCACAATAGAATCGAAAGACCTCGGTTTGACTGATTCCGGCGTCATTTATCGGACACTGGTTGAGTGGCTTGTAGGTATGGCTCTGTATCATCCGAGGGCGGCCACCAGGATTTGGAATATCAGCACGGCCGATGCAGTTACTGCGTAATTAACAAACAGAAATTTGAAAGGAGAATAAAAAATGACCACATATTTAAAAGAAGATTTTCTTTACGATGCGGATTTGCTGCTTGAGGATTCGCTGGATAGTGCGGGGGATGTTTCCGCTATTGTTGCATCTCAAGTAGGCAAGGTTCTCGATGTTGCCAAAATTATCGACCTCGGCGACGGTCTGGTTGAGGGCTATATGATCGTTGATATTGATGCGATTGATATAAGCGCTGCCGATGAACTGTATGAGATATTCTTGCAGGGCGCACAATCCGCCACGTTTGCTACGGCGGGACTTGTCCGCAATTTAGCTGCTCTGGAGCTTGGGTCAGGTGAATTGCTTACCAATGCAACGGCTACTACAGGAGATCAGGGCGCAGCGGGAGACCGTTATGTCGTACCTTTCCGAAACGAGCTGAACGGAACCGTCTACCGCTATGTCCGAGCATATCAACAGATTGCTAACGGCACCGGCGAAACCATTACCGACAAAATTTGGCTGACGATCAAACGGAAGTAAACAACATTCAGGGTAAGTAAACAACATTCAGGGAAGGAGAAAATATGGCAACAGACACAGGAATTGTAACAATTTACGATTTGGAAAACGACGGGGCTCCACTCACCACCCATCGGATTGATGCAAAAGAATTTCTTGCTCATCCATCGGGAAGGTGGTCAACAAGCCCAGATGGTGGCAAAGACAAAGCCACGGGAAAAGAGACCGGCGAAGACACCGGCGAGGCCATGAGGCTGAAGAGCATGACCTTCAAGGCGCTTCAGGCGATGGCGGATAAAGCCGGTATCTTGGGATATGCGAGTATGAGCAAGGCGGATTTAGTGGTTGCCTTGGGGGGGAAGTAATTCTTTTCGCCGGGTGATTCTTGACCGTCGCCGCAGCCTCCCGGCGCAATCGAAAGATTGTCAAGGTTTCCCGGCGTTTTAAATAAGGGAGTAGAAGTATGTCATTGATCGTCGAGGATGGTACAATCGTGCCCGGGGCGGAAAGTTTAACCTCAGTGGCCGAAGCAACCGCATACCACGCAGCGCGAGGCAATACGGCCTGGGATGCACTGGCAACGGATACCATCCGAGAGCAATGCCTCCGCAAAGGCACAGACTTTATGCGGCAGGCATATCGCTCCAGATGGCAGGGGGTGAAGGTTGACGAAGACCAGGCCCTTGATTGGCCGCGGTAT